TAAAAGGTTGTAAAAAAGGCCCGCATATCTCACAATTAGATTGGAAAAGGCATTCTGATTGACTTCGGCGCCGGAAGCGATGGAAGCAAGTTTCTGAACCATCGTATTCGCCATAAAACCGTCGTCATTCGCAGTGGCAACATTATGACCGTGGGCCGCTCCGGCAAAAGCCGAGGCCTCGTTTCCGTCGAGTTTATCTGCGTTAAGGTCTTCGCATAACGTACCGTTCGATATCGGAATATTGCCCGAGGCGTTCCCCGCGGCCTTTCCGGCAAGCGTCCCGGCATTGCCGATGCCATCCTCTTTAATAGCTCTCTGATTTTCCCTGATTACTGCCGGCCCGGCTGAAATATAATCATCATCGGCCGGTCTTGCGCCGTCATAAGACATGTTAAGCCTCCTTAGTATCCTCGGGCAATCCACAGTATAGGACCGCCGACATCATTATTATTTTGATCATAAACTTGAACCATAAACGACGATAATCCCGGTGTGCCTGCAAGCGTCGCACGATGGCCGAGCGTCGTAGCCGTCGGAACGACAGACGGAATCGCATAATAATTGTTGTTATAGTTAATCGTCGATCCGCCAACCGCGACAGTCGCGGAACCGTTGCGGATCACATCCGGAACATCGATGTTGATCTCGAACTGATTGACTTCCGGCGTCGAATTGGCGTGAATTGTCGATAGCGTTGCCTTGAACTGAATATAGCGGAAAATCGACTGATTCGCGATATATGGCTGCCACTCCGTCCAATTCACATTATCAGAGCTCAATCTATATTGTAAGCTGGCCGAGGTTCCTGGCGTCTGCGACGTACTCGACGTGAAAACCACAGAGATGTTTGCCGTCATTATGCGGCCGAGGTCCTTAATGGTCGTCACGTAGTCGCCCGTGCTGTAGAAGTTTCCTATCGCATCCCAGGTCAGATTCGGATCATCGTCCCATTCGGGCACTGGAGGATTATCAAAGGTCCACGGCCTGCGATCGAGTTGAAGAACGCTGGCGCCGCCGATCTCAGAGAAGCGCACCGTCGGATAATCGCTGAATTTTCCTCCTAAAAACGAATATCTGAATTCCGAAGGCCCGAAAATCGTATTGGTTCGCGTGCCTGTCTGATTCGCGATCTCGTCGTAAGTAACGATAACGTTTTTGGGCGGCAGTCCGGAAATTACAACCGTTGCGCTCGCGGCAGTCTTCGAATATTTTCCCGCCCGATTAACGGCCTTGATAAGGAACGTGCGCGATGTCTCACGGTCGGCCATGAACTGGAACGCGACGCCGGTCAGACCGGTTGCGATGATCGAAGCGAGCTCCCATACCGGACCTTCACGCACTTCGTAATTTGAAAGATCGATGTCCGTCACCTTGTTCCACAGCAGCAGAACGTTTTCGCCGTTCTGAAGCGCCTGAAAGCCGATTACGTTCGAAGGCTCGACGTATGAAGTATAATTGGTGCGCACTTCGTCGCTTTCGAATCCAGAGGCGTTTCGGGCTCTAAGGCGGATTGCATATGTATCAGTATTCGGCACGGTCCAGGTGAAGCGCGTTTCCTTAGTTTTTATCAGCGTCGTTCCGCTCGCCCAGTCGATGCCGTTTCTGATTTCATACTCGATGACGTCCAGGTCGGGGCTCGCCGTCCAGGTCATAATCGATTTTGTTCTGTCGGCTGGGTCCGTCGTGATAATAAAATTCGCCGGCGCCGTCGGATTCATCGAAATGAGGATTTCAAAAAGCGTCGGACTGGCGCTCTGCTTTCCGGCTTTTGATATTGCCTTAATCCAGAATTTATATGTCTTTTCAACCGTCGTAGTCGCGTCATAAAATGTTCCGGCGATATTCCCGAAAACAAGCGATCCCGTGTCCCAGCTGTTGCCCTCGCGAATTTCATAATGGTCAACATCGCGCTCCGGAACTGCAACCCAAGTAAGCCGCAATTTGCTTTTATCGTTGACGGCGCGCGTTCCGGTGAAGCCGCTCACGTTCGAAACCTCGACCGAAAAAGCCCCGCTGATATTGAGAATTGACGAGTAATGTCCGGCGACGTTCTTTGCGCGAACCATAAAATTATAAGTGCCGCTCGTTGAAATGACATGCGTCACGCTGGCTTCTTTCACTATTCCGACGACCGCGCCTGTAGCCCAATCATTTCCCAGGCGCACTTCATACATGATGACGTCCGGATCATTCACCGGCGACCAGGACACGCCGAGGCGCGTGCGATCATTCAGGTCTTGCGTTATCGCACCATTTACAGGCGCAGCCGATTCGAAGCTGAACTGGTTTTCCGCGCCGGCCGGCGTGGCCGAATAATAACCGCCGAGGTTCACCGCGCTGATCCAGAAACGATAAAACCCGCTCGCCGGCAACTGGTAAGAAAAGCTTGTGGTCTTGATTTTTCCGATAACAGTGCCGTCGGCCCATGTGTCGCCCATCCTGATTTCGAAATTCGCCAGATCGACTTCGGTGATCGCGCTCCAGGATAATAAAACTTTCGTCCGATCGTAAGGGTCAGCCACGGCGGCAAAGCCGCTCACATTTGAAGGCTCGACCGTCACATTGACGCTCGCGACCGCCGGCGTGACGGAAAGATTGTTCGAAGTGTCAACCGCAAAAACCTTGAAATTATGGGCGCGTGTTGCCGTAGCGATATAGGTGTATTTCGTTTCGGTGAGATAGTTGGATATGTTGACATCGCTTTCCGTTACCAGATAGCCTTTCAGGTCGATATTTCCGACGGCCGGCCATTCCAGCCTGATGCGCGTTTTATCGTTCGGGTCCTGAGTCGCCGTAAGGCTCGCGACGTTATCCGGCGGCAGGTTTTTGCCTGTGATATAGCACGGCTGTGAGATCACGCCAGGCGACAGTATGCCTATTTCGTTGACCGTGCACACTTTAACAATATAGGTTTCGAGCGGCTTCACGCCGGATATAGTTATGGCCGCCTCTTCCGTGATTCCCCATTTTATCCAGTTCGCGCCATTATCGCGGCTGTAAAAAACATGATATTCCGTCATGCGCCGGCCGCGCGGCACGCTCCATGACACATACATAACGGATATTACGCTGCCGTCGCGCTGCGCGTAAGTCTCCTGGCCGAGCATCATGTTGGATACGTCGGCGTAAGGAGTCAGGGCGCTATAGTTGATCACCGGCGCCGTTCCGCTTTCGTCATAAACCGCAGCCACATATTCAAGCGCATTTATACGGCGCGTCTGATCGCTGGCGCGGCCGATGTTGACCACGCGGAAAGGCTTGGCAGCAATATTCACTTTTCCGAGCGAATAAACGTCATATTGTATTGGCAGCGGCGAGAAAGCCACTGTGACCGTTATCGTGTCAGTAACGCGCTCCTGGGCCGCGGCCGCGATCGTTTTTTCTACAATGATGTCGGATTCGCCCAGGCGGACATAAATCGTGTATGTTTCATTCGCCTCAAGCGTAACCGTCGCATCGAGTTTGAGCGTCGTACTGTTGACCACCGTCATAATACGGCCGCCAAATCCCCACTGCGGCACGTCGTGTTGTATTAAAATAATATCGCCGGCCTGGCAGGCGATAGCGTCCACGTCCGTTTCGAACGATATGCTGCGCTTCCAATATTTATTGATGCGCAGGCGATAGCTCGCCTCTTTAAACGCCTGGTCACGGCTCGTTATTCCGTTAAGAGCTATTTGAGTCGGATGCTTTATGCGGTCAGACGATTCCCAGTCATCACTATAGACGGTCAATATATTGCGTTCGTAATTTGATTCGGCGTCGTTGAAAGTTACTTCGATCGCATTTGCGCGGTCTTTCATTTGTAAGAATTCTTCGCGAAACGTATCTTTTATGATATTTCCGACAGTAAAGAGCTGTACCGGCGTGCCGGGCTTGTCGCAGATCGCGCTGTATCTGGTGCCCTTCAATATGACTTTGCCGCGGCCGCAGTTTTCTATCTCGCGCAGAGCCGTCCAGAGGTCATCTGCCTTGTCGAGGTAATAATTGACCTGCAAGCCTTTTTGAGTGCAGAAATCCGCCCAATCGCTGAAATCCTGATAAATCATTTTTTCTTTCGGGGCGCCAAAAACGACGATGTCGTCCATTTGCGTTTCGAAATTATAAATCAGCTTGGCCCGATGTATGAGGTCATAGGACGCCCACGCCGGATTATTGGCAGGCTTAACCTGGTATGTGTTGGTGGTAGAATTATAGACGTAAACGTTAGAGCGCGTCGCAACACATGTTATATTCGGAAGCGACCCCGAAAGCTGACCAGTGGCGAGCGCCCGAATACCGATAAGAACTTTTCCGGGCCGGACAAAGTCGTCATACATTATAGCCGATAACTGCGACCAGTAAACGCGCGTCGTATCGCGCGCCGTGATACCGGATTTCGCCGTGCAACGCGTCCTGACTTCGTATTGACCTACCGGTTTATAATCGACCCGGAAAGTCCGGCGTACCATAGATGAGCTCGCCGCCGCGATTACGCTTGCGCTGTATGTCGTTATTTCGATCTGGAAAGAATAGCCTACGCCGCAGCTATAATAAGAACTGACATCGAAAACGATAAAGCCGTTCGAGTAACGCAGCTCGGCGGCCGCGTCCGCCTTCGCGCCGCTGACCGAGCCTACCACAGAAAACTTTTTTCCGTATGTTCGGGTTGGAAATCCGCCGTTGGCCGTTTCCGTGCATGTGATCGTCCACGTTTCGGCGATCGCGCCGGCGGCGGCGCTGACGTTATAAATCGCGCCAGCTCCATTATACGGCTGACCATTAAGCGTCAGAGAACCTATTTTCAATTTCTCGCCGAAAAAGTTATTCCAGTTATCTTCATCGCCCTGGCCTTCGATCACTTTACGATATTGCGCTTCCAGCGTCACGCTAGCGGCGGCAAGCGCGCCGTCGTCATTGACGTGATAAAGCCCTGAAGGACAACTGAATTCAATTTCAAGACCCTCGGCCGCGTTGCCGTCAGTCTGATGTTTTACCCAGGCGCCGGCAAGTTCAAGTTCATAAGAAAGCGGCTGGTCGCCGAACGTATCGTTAAAATTCTGGATTACAGTCTGGTTATTCGTTCCGAGCCGAATGTCTTTCTCGACACCGGCATAATTTTCAATCGGATTATCGTTGATTTTTATGTTTGTAACGCTATCGATTGGCCCTTCGCCGACACAAAGCAATATGTTCAGATACTGTTTTTCTCCGTCGGTAGTGACATGCTGCGCGAGGATCGTCAGCGTCGGCCTGACCGTACCAAAAATAATACCGAGCGAGTGTCCCTGGCCGGCGAGCGGCGTCGAAGGATTCCAGGAATATGTCGGCGACGTCGTAGCAATGTCGAGCTGCGGTTTCGGCGTCATCTTCGAGATGATCATGCCGCCGACATACATTACGGCCAGGGCGGCCAGGTAGCCGGCAAAGCTCCACGATCCCATAGCCAGCGCGGTCGAACCCATGAAAGCGCCGTCGGATACCATCGATCCCACGCCCATCGAAACGACCGACAGCGCGATACCGGCAATGAGCGCCAGCGTATTTTTCCCGCCGCCCTCTTTTCCGATCATCGGGCTTATCGCCATGTACGAGCCTTTAACCAGATACGTTTCCGGCCATTTATCGCGGTCGACGATATGGCCGTTAACGCTCACCACTACGTCTTTTTCATTTTCGCCGGCGACGTCCTGAACGTATGCGTTAAGCATTTTTTCGGGCTTATATTCAATTTTTCTGATGGTCCGGTCGCTATGATCGAAAGGATTTCTGATTTCGACCACGGTGATTTTATTCATTTTCAATCCTTTAAAACCAGTCTGGAATATAAAAGCCTTCGATCATGTGACGCCAGGCCGGCGAATCTATTCTGTCGATGTTGACTCCAATTTTTTGCCTGGTATGCATAAAGCGGCCGTTGCCTATATAAACACCCGTATGATTGCAGTATAAAGGGCTGTTAAAACGGATCACGACAAGCGACGGAACGGGCAAATCGGCGGCATTGCATTTTTTCCAGAACTGCCGGCTATCGCTGATTACCGTATCGATGCGGCTTGCTTCCTGGCAGCCGATTTTATAATCAGGCAGCATACCGCCATAACGTCTGAATATTTCCATTGCAAGACCCCAGCAGTCAAAGCCTGTTTTAATGTCGCGGCCGCCGTCGGTGAAACGGACTCCTATAAGATCACTAAGCATTTTGACCCATTCCTTTCTTGCTGCTTGCTATATAAAAGTGCCGCCGGACGGTATTGAAGGCTCTCCGCCATACCTGACAGAGTTTTCACGTTCACGGCAATTTACAAGGCTTTTATTGCATGTCGGATGATCGAGTTTAACCGCCGCGCTCACGGCGCATTCCGCGCCGCCATATTCGAAATGACAAAAATTCTTCAATATTCTGCGCTCGGGCCGGCGCGCCATAAGCGGATATCCGAGGCCCAGAGAAAAAGTGACCCATTGCGCATCCGCCGACGTGCTCGTGATTTCAAAAGTTTCTTCATATTCGGCCTGGGTGAGATCGAGATGTTTCGAATGGACAACGAATAATTTTACGGTTGCTCCGATCCCGCCGTCGCCCTGTTCGAGATAATACTGGATCGTCCGCGTGACGTTCGACACCTTGACGGCAAGCGTCTGTAATTCGCCTTTGCTGTCTTCGCTGATTTCGTCCGGTTCAAAAGGAAAGGCGGTCCAGGTATATCCGCGCCATGTTACATCATCAGTATTGCGGACCAGCCGCAAGGTTTCATTCAAAACCGGAATCGTAATTTCGAGCAGCACCAGCCAGGCGCCATCGGCCGCCAGTTTATTCTTTTCAATTTTTGCCGCTGCCGATATGTTGAGCATAGCCGCTATACCTCACGAATCTGGCAATCTACGTAATACCAGTTATAGTCGATGGCGTCCCGCCTTGGCGGAGCAACGAAGCGATATTCTTTGGTGACGTTCGTTATCGGGTGAGTCCAGTTGAATGAAAGAGATCCCGCAGCCGTCGTCGTGTCATAAAAAGTGTCGAAGGTCGATTTATCCGTCGCGCTCATGCGAGTCCATTTCAGCGTATAGTCTTTTCGCTGCCTGGTAAAACGGCGTCGTGTTTGCTCGACGCCGTTCTCGAATTGTGATCTTATTACGCCGTCTTCGCTTCCTTCGCTCAGTGGATAGACGGGATTTTTGATTGACGTAGGCCAGTTGATAGCCGTTGCCATAGTTATGCACCTGCCCTTGCGGATATCATATCGCGTATATTGCCTGTATTATTGGCGATTGCCTCCAGGACCACATTCACTACCCAGCGCTTGCCGTCCCATTTGGCTTCCTGCTTCACTTCGGTTTTC